GTGTATTATATTAATTATCAACCAAGGAATGTAGAAAGGATGGTAGTTGAGATGATGTGTCGTCAAGATATTAAGAATGAGGTTGTTGATTATATTCGCAACAGTGGCGAGCGTGTTGTGGATTATGATGTTGATGCTATTGTGGATTGTCTTGTTGTTATGTATAAGCGTGAGGGTGTTGAGTTTTATCGTTATTGTTTTGAGACTGTGGTTTTTACGAATCGTGTAGCCGAGTGAGCAATAAGAGAAGGAGAGCTAAAATGTTTAAAGTTAAAGCTTATGTAACTGAGATTGAACCTCATAATTTATATGAGGTCGATATTGACGGTTTTAAGACAGCTGTTGCGCCTTGTATGAAAATTGATGATAGTGTGGTCACGTTTAAATCAGCTCTTACTACAGTTCTTGAATTAAACTATGGTGATTGTGGTTTTGATTTCATATGTTGTGGTGTTAAGGATGGTGTTGCTTGCTATGTTGTTTCAATTTATGATTATGCATGGTGACTGATAACAAATAAGCCCCGCGATATGCGGGGCTTATTCATGCTGGGAGGTTAGTAGTAGAGCACTTCACCGGGGTAGATGAGATTCATGTTGCCTGAGCTATATCCTGTGATGTTGTACATGCTGACCCCGAGCCGTGCGGCGATACTTGATAGTATGTCGCCCGCCTGCACTACGTATGTGCGCGATACTGTTGCGGTGCCTCCGCCGTTGTGACATACCTTGTCGCCGGGGTATACGATGGACGGGTTGCCGCTGGGTACGCTTACGTTCCACCAGTCAGACCAGAACATTGAAACGTACTGGCCGCTTTGGATGATAACGCAATTGGTGCCGCATGGGGTGTTTGGCGTGCTGGGTTGCGGTGCGGGTTGCGGTGCGGGTTGCGGTGCGGGCTTGGGTGCAACTTGTCCGCTACCAGCGTACGCGTGCCACGTGTTGAGGTCGCCGTAGACTACGCTTAGGTCAACCCCTCCGGCCCAGCCGTTGACATAGCCGTTGCCAGTGTATTGCCATGCGACGGCGAACGGCCAGTAGCGGAGTGTGGGCTGTGTTGAGGGCGGGTTGAACCCGTAGATTGGTGTATAACCCAGCGTGTAAGCGGCTATCCACAGGCCATAGTTACCGGCGACAACTGCCGACCAGTCGTAACTGTTTTCGGTGTACTGGTTTGTGTAGATAATCGGCTTGGTGCCCCATGCGGCTTCCACGGTCTGAAGCCATGTGAGCGCCCAACCAGTATCCCATAGGGCGTTAGGCTCCCAGTCTAGAATTGGTACGATGCCTTTGCCAATGTATCCGCGTGTGTGGTCGATAAAGTAATTGGCCTCGCTAACAGCGCTGTTTTCCGTGTGCGCGAAATGGTAGACGCCGACGCCCTGTCCTGCCGCTAAGGCGTCCTGTACTACGCGGTCACAATCGGGGTTGACGTATCCGACGCCTTCGGTGGCTTTGGCGACAACGATTTGCGCGCCGGTGGTGGTGACGTTGATACCGGTCTGCCAACTGGATACGTCTATCATGTCCGCCGCGCTCGCGGTTGGCGCGAATATCAGTAGCAGTGTGGCGATTGCAGCAATTACGCTATAGGCGACTGCTTTAATTTTCTTTGCCATCATGTTCCTTTCTATCGATGTTGAAAATGTTGAGAATATTAGAGTCTTTTAACTCGGGGTTGATTTTTACGCAATTTTCTATGATTGAGGTGATTTCAATTAAGCAAATGCCTGCGCAAACCGGAATGAATACCGGTAGCTCAATTCCGAGACTGACGTAGCCCGAACCGTATTCAACGATTAACGCGACGCAAATAATCGCTAGGTACGCGAACTTGTGCCCGAGTCCCTGTCTCATTTTCTCGCTGGATAATTCGCCGTGCATAATCGCGTTGACCACGCCGGTAATATAGTCAATCAGCACCAATAAAAATACGATACCGATAACGATTAATTCATGAATTGGCATGAATATTTTCTCACTTTCTTATACCTGATTGTTGCAACAAGCCGCCAAGAATCATGCTGAATTCTGCTTTGATTTGCGGTGTTTCAAAACGTAATCGTCCGACGCGATAGGCGCTTAATATTTTCTGTGTCATATCGTCGGAGCGTTTGAGCATGATGCAATCATTGTCAACCAGTCGGTAGTCAAACGTAAAATCACGGGTGATTTTCGGCTGTTTTTTGGTAATGATATATAGTACTTCGTCGGTATCGCTTAATTGTTGGTATACGTTGAAAATACCGTATTCTGTGGTCCTCAATGTGAAGGCGTAACCGGAGTTGTTGAAACCACTAATGAGGGTATTGGCGTTATCCCTGAAATCATTGTTGATTGCATAATTCGCATAATTTTCGTCATATTTGCGTAAAAATTGTCCGAACTTGGATGTGGCCACCTTGGCGCTGAACCCACCATAATCGGCCAGTTCCACCATGACGAAGCCATCACAATAGCGTTGGTATTGCGTGTGATTATCCAACTGTGGTTTCAAGTTGATATTAAATGCGCTGAAATACGGGTTGGCCAATGTTACCGCGTTGCTGCACATGATGACTCGCACTCTATCGTTCCAACGGTCAACCGTATTGTAGAACTCCTCAAGTGCGGTTACTTCACCGCCCAAATACCGCATGTTATCGGGGAAGATTTCATCAAAAACAATGGTTCGCACCTTGGGATACGCAACTGATTTGACCTGTCCCGCCTGACTGAGGGCAATGAAGTACCCTATGATGTGCCATGTGGGGCGCGTCTTGCCGTGCTTGTCCGTGGTGGCGTCCCTGTCATCCAGCCAGTGACATTCAGCTTGATTGCCGGACACGCGAAACTCCAGTTCCGGGTATTGCTCCGCGATATCGGCAAACCATGTGCCCTTGTTTTTCTGTTCCTCCGCAGTCCTGCGTAGATAGATGAATTGCCAGCGTTTTTTAATCCAGTCGCCTATGACCAGTTTTTTGGCTCCGTAGGTTTTTCCGAGGCCGCGAGCGCCGATTACGAACATCCAAGGCGCGTGATAGGATAATACGCGCCTATAATCGTAATAATCCCCCTCTTCTAACAGTTTCTCCATAATACCCATCCTACCATACAGCAGCGACAGGCCGGTGGACATCTACCGGCCTATCACTGCGCTAGAAGTTCGGCGGCGCGCTGGTGCCGTCCCATACATTCAACAGCGAGTAGACGGTATTATAGCGTGTCCCGTATGGCCCGAACGGGGGCGTATTGAGGATATTATTATACAGTTGTGTAAGCGATGAAGCATGAGGCACGTTCAACGCGCCAGCCGGGCTTTGGTGATAAGCACTCGTCCACAGTATTTGCATTTTCGCGTCACCATACATCTGTGGGTAACTCTCGTAATCCTCAGCGAACTGATTACGCTGGCCCTGCCGTGATTCCGTGCGCCTCGCCCACGTCTGGAACGCCGCGACTTCGCTACCGGTCATCGCCCTGTCGAACTTGCCGCCTGATTCCATGAGCGCGGCGATGTTCGGCGCGGCGGCGGCAAACGCCTCATATCCTACAGCGTCCACCGCCCTCATTGCATTCAAGACCTGCAAGCGGCGTCCAAAACTCCATTGCGCGATGCCGATACCCTGATTGTTTGGTTCGACAGCATCCCAGCGTAATGATGATTCAACGGTACCGATGACATAGAGCGCGTATGAGCTTTTCCCGTCGCCTACGCTTGGCGTGCCCTGACCTTGGTCGGCGTCCGGCTGACCTGTGCCGCCGCGATATACCCACGTCTGGGCGGCTGACTTATAGAAAATGGCTTGCGATGATGTCGTGCCCGAGCCACTGTGATATACGAGGTTATCGCCCTGTAGTTGTATCCATGCGGAGATGTCGCCGTCCACGTTCACGCCCGGATTATCACCGCCCGTCGGGTTATCGCCGGATTCCGGCGGTTCCGGCAATGCCGTGGGATGCAGATAACCGAGAAGCTGTGACCCCTTCGCGAGCGGTAGTGTTTGATGCACGGCGGGCGTTGGGTTTTGCGTCAACACGTCGATGCTGTCGCCTTGGACACCACCCCATACGATGGCCACGTGACTGCCGGGGTAGTTTTGACTGCCGAACCTCCAAAACACGACATCCCCCATGCCGGGCGTATAGTTGGCGTCTTTTTTCTCAAAAACACGCCCCACGGCGGACGTGGTGGGGAACATGATGTAATTGCCCGCCGCGTAACCTGTCGGGGTGATGCAATCACCTAACGACAGATTGTAATTATCCATGCAGTATTTTGCCCACAGGTCCCAACATTGGGCACCGAAAACCCCGTCCATGTCCCAGTACTGGTTTTGGGTACGTTCCAACCATGCTTGTACGTCTACCATAGTATTAGTATACCCCGCCCGGAATGCCGGACGGGGTATGTTTTCACGTGAAACATGAAAACTTCCAATACGGTTACACCATACGGTTGCCGTCCGTGGTGGTGTTACGTTGGTGTCAGATTACAAAATAAGAGAGTTGTATTGTCCGTTTCTGTTCAGTGTTTGGCTCAATTGTTCCCTGACAATAAAAGGATACACTTCCTTCATCGTTGACACTAACATTGCATTCCGAAGAGTCCCTACCAAACGTGAACTGATAGGAATTTATAAAGCCTTTCGGTCGATATCCTGCCGGAATTGTCCCGATATTGAGTGAACCGGAGGTCACTCTCGACGTACACTTGGCGTTGGTTTTCCCATCTACCGAACCGAAATGAACCATGATGTTAACGAATTTTGACAGCGGTGAGTAATATACCGTCCATGATGCGTTAGAAAAATGACTAGTCAGCACGTTAGTTCGCTGAACCAATGCCGTCGGTGATTGTCCTGAGTTTTTCAGGTTGGTCAATTCTTCCCGTACATTCGCCGCCGATTCCGTCGCGTTTGTCGCTTCGGTGTGGATTTGCTGCGCGGTGCCCGAGTATCCGCCCTGCTTGGTAAACGTCGTGTCGGCCTGCGCTTTTGTGTACACGTCGGCGGCGTTTGCCTTGCCGTCAACCGTGCCGGACAGCGAGGACACGGTGCCCTGTAATGCCGTCAATGCGGTGTTTTCGGCCTTGCCGTTAATCGTGGACATAAGTGCTTGCGCGGTTGGCTCTGAGGTCACGCCAAGCGCGGTAAAATATGATTCCTGCGCGGCAATATCACTCTTATTAGTCTGCGCCAATGATAGAGCGTTATCCGCCGTGCTTTTCGCCGTATTGGCGGTACTTGCCGCGGTGGTCGCGTCCGTCGCGTTGCGGTACATCTGCGAGTCGATTTTACTCATGTCCGCTGTGTAGTCGCCGCGCCATGACGGTTTATCGTCCGGGCTGTCCCCGAACTGGCTGAGATTATAATGAGGGGTTTTATTGATACTGGCCATTATGATACCTCCTTGACAATGATTCTACTGGATACCTCGGATGATGTTGTTGTCATCGTCGGAGCGTTATCTATGCGATAGGTTTCCACCCCATCCAATTTTCTGGATTCGGGGCGGAATCCGTATCGGTGGATGCATACCGGTATGCAACACTTTTACCGGTCCCATCGCCGGGGCCGAAAAAGCATAATTGTATTACTAGCTGAAAACTGTGCAACACAATGAGAACACCGGTAATCCATCTGGAAACAGGCCCGTTGGTCGGAACCCCGTTGAACGTGTATATGCCATTGTTGTAAAAGTCGTTAAAATCAATGGCGTTCCACCGATTGTCAATCGGTTTGATGGCCGTCCCCGGCCTAATCCCAAGCGGGGTGTTTCCCGTACCGTCACCGGTCAGAGTATTATCATGAGCAACCTCGCTTAATGCGTTACCGACGTATGATATGGTGACTTGATTACCGGATGCCTTGATATTGATGCCGTCACCGGGCTTAATGTCCTTGGCGGTCAGCCGGTCGGCTATCGCCGCCGCGATGGCCTGCGTGACACTCTCCGTGGTCGCATACCCGTCCAAACTGGGAATATCCTCCGTGCGGGCTATCGTAGCCGCCACGCCCAGCGGATTACCGGTGGTGCCGTCGCCGGTGAGGTCGTTCGTATGCGCAACGGCGGTCATACCGGATTGTGACGCCGCATAAATCGCCGCATCGATTTTCGCCATGTCCCCGTTATAGTCGCCGGTATACGTGGGGTGATCACCCTCCGTATACTGGCTTAATTCGTAGTGTTCGGTGTGATTGGTGGCGGTCATGCTCGCTCTCCCGGGGTCTCAAAGTTAGCTACTGTCGGGTTACGCTGGACGTACTTGGCGTCTGCGCTGTCCGTGGTAAGGTACACATCAGCGGGTTTGCCCTCGGGGATGCTCTTACCGTAGGGGAATTGTGAACGTCCCGGAAAATCTCCGGGAACGCAATTATCCACAGAGGTGGCGCGTAGGTCATACTCGCGGGCCGTCAATCCCAGCGCGTCATAAACGAACGCCTCCAATGCCATATTATCGTAATCACTCCAGAATAGGGCGTGATTGCGCGTATTGTCATACATGCCGTCGAGTACGGTCTGCAAGGCGTCCTGCCTGCCGTATGCTGGAGACCACGCCAATCCGGTGGACTGCGATTGCTCGATAAGATGGATGAGTTCCTCACGTAGGACGCCCATTTGCGTCACTAGGTTATCGGCTATTTGCTGGACTGTGGTATTATTGTCCTCGATTGACTGGTTCACCTGCTCTACGAGTGTGTTGAAGTCAGACTGCAAACCATCGAGATTACACCGGATACACTCAATCAATTGGAGTGTGGTCAACCCGTCACGGTACGTGAACGGAACCGACGTGGGAATACGCACCAGTGGATAGGCGCGTGGCACAAGGGCGTTGACTGACATGATTAATTACTCCCATTCTCCGTAGTTATGGCAGTTACTGAAAATAGTATCATACGAGCCCCATATCTGCATGAAACACGGTTCGAGACTCCGCACGACTTCCATATCCACATTGATAATCGCATTGCGATATTCGGTAATGAGGCTCATTGCAGACTGAGACCGGCCCGACGTGTGGGATGAACTCCTGCCGTCTGTCGCGTCATGTTGCCATTCCGTGCTTGACGTGCTATGCGATTGCGACGTGGTGCCTTGCGTGCTATGGCTACTGCCGTCCGTATCCGCTTGCGCCTGATTGGCGTGAGTCGCATACCGAGCGAAGTCGCCTTGTACACCTGTTGCCGGAACCTCAGAATCATATGACTGGGACTTGGTGCTACTTGAACTAGTGCCGTCCGATATGCTTTTGGTCGAACTATCCTGAGACGCGCTGGTTTTGCCGCTGGACTGGGCTACCGTGTTGGATGTGTTTTCACTGGTCATTTCCACGGTGTTCAGCGGGTCGTATTTCAATGCTAGCGTCCGATAACGCTCATTAAAATACGGCATGATTTCCGCCATCGTCATCCCCAAATAGAAGATGAATTGTTGCGCGGTTTCCTGTCCTATCTCCCTAAGCGCGTAATGACGAACGATTTTCCCGTTCAATTCGGCACGATGGTTCTCATCGTAAATCGGGTAATAGTCGGCGCTGAGATGCAGTTTGGCGTCCGTGTCGTAGCCCAATGCAATGAGGTTGCCGAGGGTCTCAGTATACTCCCCCGGCGTTGCCATTGCATAGGCGCTAAAATCCTGTGCCACTATAATACACCTCCGATACCTGCATCATACGAGGCGGGCATATCGATATCAGTCGTACCACTGGCGCTGGAATCCAGCGCGTTAGGTACGCCGGAGCTTTGCGCGTCCGCATACTCAACCCAGACATTAAGAGATGGCCACAAACGGTTTATTTGGGTTGCCGCCTCCTGCCGCGCCTTGAGAAAACTCAGGCGGAACACGTCCGTTTTCTCATTGGCCTGCGCCACCTCATCCGATATGAGCCGTTCCTTTTTCTCGGTGCCGCTGGACTGGATGCCCAGATACCCCAGTACCTCGTTGGTCACTTGCGTTTTCTGCTGGATGAACTTGTCCAACAGGTACGGGGTGGTGTTGGGCCACGGCTGGAACATGCTACCGGGGTCAAGCGAATCATAGCCGACGATATAGTCCTGCCCGTCCTGCCGCTGTTGTAGCATGTTCTGCACGGTCAGCTTGGTACGCGGGTCGGCGGTGATAATGGTCGGAAGCTTCAGACTCTCCAAGTTCACATCATACGCCTTATCAATATCGGCAAGACGCCGTGCATACTGCCATAGAATATCCTTGAAACTCATGCGCATACGATTATCCCAAATGGGGATGCACTCCCGGCCCGCCTTGAGTTGCTTGTAATGATAGTTGACTCCGACCGGCTCGAATGAGGTGGGGTTATTATACACGTTCAGCCGGCCTTGATATCCGGCCTGCGTGGCGAGGAACCTGCCGATACGTTTGTCCTCGAAAAACAACGCGCAACCGTATTCACACAGACACATTTCCAACCATCGTTCATCAACGGTGGGCGGCAGTCCCCGCCAGCTGAACCGGTTCAACGCCAGTTCCTCCAGCAAATGATAGTACATTGCATCAAGGTCGGCGGCGCGCGCCTTCGCGTAGTTGCCACGCGGATGCAACGCGCCCCCGACCCGATTTCTTTTAGACCTGCTCATACTACCATCATATCACTCATAACTGATGCCCGGCAGTGGATCATTGTCCGCCAAATCGGTCATTCCGATATCATCAGGACTGTTCCATACGGTAGCCCCAGACTCGAACACGCCCTTGATGGTCTGCCGATACTGCTCGGGCAAATCACCTCGCACATAGCATTCTTGCATTTGCCAATATGAGAACTTGGTCATACATTCCAGCGATTGCGGCGGCGTGATGAAACGCTGGACAAAATACCCGTAGCGTAACATGTACTCTCCGACGCTACGCAGAGCTGAGGGTGCGCACGTCTTGAATCGAACCAACACCCCGACAATGCCGTTTGCAAGATTGAATCCGTCTCCGCCGATAGCACCGGACGTGGTAGGGGGCGTCAACTGCATTTGCTGGACTTGCGCATTAATCCCGGCGATAGTGTTTTGGTAGTCGCCAAACGCGGAACGTTGCGCGTAATCCGCGTTCATATCCGCCATATTTTGGGCCAACTGGTTTGAAAGCGCTGTAGTCTGAGAGCCATACGTGTTGGCTTGACTTGTTGTGGCCGCGTTAGTACTCAGTGAATTGGCAGTGGAAAGTTGGGCGGCGGTATTGTTGATACTGCGGTTCGCTTCGGTGTTTACACCATTCATGACAGCACCGCCTAATGCCGATACCGCGCCCCCGACATTACCTGAAGCGGCGTTACCCGCCACCCCGACCACGCCGTTAACCACGTTATTCAGCTGTGCGAGGTCGGCTCGCTGATTGTTGATATACGTCGTGTTGTCCAGTCCGGTGTTAAGAGCTGTCGCTTGAATTGCGTTATTGGCGTTGCGGTTGCCGATAGCGAGTTTGTTGGCTTGGGTATTGTACTGGTTTTGCATGGCCGTGGCCGCAAGCGATTGACTAATGCCCATCTGCGCTTTTTGATATGTCCAGTCAGCTGACTGCTGATTATAGGCGCGAGTGTAGGCACTGTTTGCCATTGCCAACTGAGCACCATTGTTGACTATCACAAATTGAGGGAAATTGCTGATACCAAACGCGGCGTCCAACATTTCTCCGTTATCAATGGGCAACCCATTGTTTTTATCAAGAGGAGCAATCTCGCTTGCGCCCGCCTTATTGTACCCAACCGGGTAAAAGTTCAAGCGCGCGCCATTGGGTGCGTAATTATGCACCTCTCTAATAACCAGATTATCGCTTTGGATATTTTCGGGCTTATAGGTGATATTTGTACCGTTCAAGCAAGTGCATTCGACAGTGGAATAGGGGTAGCATTTGAGTTTTTTAAGGTTTTTATAACGTTTAGGGATATTAAAATTATCACGAAAATCATTAATGGTAATAATGTCTTCATATCTGCTGGGCGCATTTGTGGCCGACTGGGGGAAACGGTAGATACGATCATTTAATTCCGGGGGGAGTGTTCTCCCAAATAGCTTATCTACGACATAGCCAGATTGCTTAAGAAAGTCATCGTCTAAAGAGGGTATCATATACATGTTTACAATACCCTGTGTTATCCATGAAAAAGTAGAGCCAACACCCATAAACACTCGGATAGACTGGATGTCCTTAAAGTACAGTATTTCAGCACCATTGGCCATGTTCTCAAACAGAGAGCCGCCCGCAGTAGTGAGAGACGGTTTTTCCTGACTGCCCGCGTCCGCTGACAAATCTACCGTGCTCACGACTATTACGCCGTAATTCAGATTTTTCCCGTCCATGCTGATAAGAGACTTGTACTGTTGGTTTACCGTCACCATTTCGCTACCGGTGTCCAGCCCTTCGGGTAGTGCGAGATAACTGCGGCCATAGTCGGTCATCTGGTTTTCGTTGGCAATGCCGATATGGCCTCGCACCACATAACATGAGCCGAACCTAAGCACATGCTGGAATGACTGCCAAACGTCCAACTGCACGGTGAGCTGAGTAGTGTATGCATTGATGTAATCCACGTGGTTGATAAAGTAATACCAATATCGCGGCGACTCCAAGTCGGGATAATCGTTATACACCACGACATAGTTGTAGTTGGACGCCTCGTTGAATGGCAGTTCGACGCGCACGGGTTGCCCGAACATGTGCATGACTCCATGTACCCTGTCAACACCGGGCTGTCGGGCAAACCATTCCTGTTGTTTCTGCGGTGACTCGAACCGGGCTAGGTCACGGTAACTGCTATCCCACGGCACGTTACAGAGTTTCAACGACGTGTTTGGCGTCCATTGCGCCCAGTTAAACGTCGCCTCGACGTTAGGGTTGATATCTCTCAGCATATTATCCCTTTCACAAAAAATAAGGGGAGTGTTTCACGTGAAACACTCCCCTTTATTATATCATGCGGTCACGGTCACGCTCTTCTTGCCGGATACGCCGAACAATGTGGCGGTGATGTCGGACGAGCCTTGCTTGACGCCCGTCACAAGGCCCGACTCGGACACCGTGGCGTTGCCCGGGGTACCGGACGTCCATGCGGCCTGCATGGTAACGTCGGCGGTTCGCCCGTCAATCATGGTCGCCTTAGCGGTCGCCTGCGCCGTATGGCCAACGGTCGTGCTCGGGACGGTTACGGCAATGGATGCGATAATCGACGGGTTGAATCCGATGACACCATCACCGACCACCGGCACGTTCAGGGCGGCGGACACGGTGCCCGGCACCTCAGGTGTCGCCGGATTCGTATACAGCGCGGTTGCGGTAACCGGGATAGTGGTGTTCGGTTCGTCGAGTCCGACCACCAGTACGCCGGTGGGCGAAATATAGGTGTAATCGCTCTTCGACTTAACGGTGTCACCGATAGCGTACTCAACCGCGTCCGAACGGAACGTGGCCGTGCCATCATTACTGATAGTCGTATCGGCGGTGACCTGCACAGCGCCGCCACGCGCCACATCCTTCGGCGTAGTCGCGCCACCGCCATACATGGCAAGCTTGAGTTGGAAGGTCGGCGTCTCGGCCACCGTACCGCTCGGAGCCACCACGTTGGCGGTGGAACCCGCGCCCGTCCAGAACATCACGGCCGGGGCGAAACCAGACACCGAAATAATGTGCTGGACGTGCAGATAATGGTTGACCGAGTTGATGTTCACCGGGTTCGTCTGCTGGGTCATCTCGTTAATGACAGGAATGTCAATCAGGAACTTGTCAGTAGTAAGAATGGCTTGCACGCCATCCATACCGAAACGGTCCTGCGGAATGACGATAATCCGGTCGATGGTCGGTTCCGCGTCCGTACGCTGGAACACCGTGGCGAGGCCCTGCACGTCAAGCGCAGACTTGACTTCAGGCGAACAGAATAGTACGAGTTCGTCGGGGCGGGCGAACGTCGGCATGTGACGCGCATTGTATCGGGTGGAAACGAATTTCAGCGTGTCGGCCCATGCGCGAATCTGGCGCAACATGTCGCGCGCGTCCGTTTCCGTCGAACCCATGTCGTTAAGGTCATGCTCCATGTGGACACGCCAATATCCGCCGAGCTTCGCATACTCGACAAACTGGTGGCACATAGCCTCGAACAAGTCAACCTCGGCCGCATTATAGCAGGAGGTGAGAATCTGCGAGGTGAGCGAGGCCAGACCGGTTTCGGAGGTGAACGCACGTTGGAGTGTTTTATCCTCCGTGGTAGCAGGGTAGAAGTGGGTAAAGTCAAGACGGTGGTAGAGGCTATCCACGTCGATTTTCCATTTGCGGAAATTGTCCGCGCCCAAGTATTCCGCGTCCGGGTCGTACACCTGTGCGAGCGGCATACCTACGGCGATTTCCTGCCACGTGTCGCCATACGCCTGAGATGCGCGCTGGAAAACACTCAGCGGGTTGTTCCAACGCCACGTGTTCACGTAAGTACCGCCGATACGGTTCACCAAGGCCGAGTAAAACTCGTTCTTAAGCTGGGTGCTGGACATGAGGGTGGCCATCTGGCGGTCCATGTTCATCTGAGTGGCCGAAGGCATACGCCTCTGATACTCGGGAGATGCCTCATTGCGAATCATGTTGAGAATCTGGGCGTTATTGAACTCGGTGAGCGGGCGCAGTTGCTGTTTCGGCGTCGCCACTGGAGTGGTTGACATGATGAGAAAATCCTTCCTAATTATTA